GCCGACGATATTTGGGCGGTGTTTGAATCACGATGAAACCAATTAAAGAACCAGCACCGCTGGACCAAGCAATCAAATCATTATCAGAAGCCATAAAAACATTGGACGAGATGATCGAAACCATGCAGAGTAGCGCAGCAACCCTCAGAAGCTGGTTAGAGCCAGGAAAAGAGATAGGTTGGGTAGATGAGAACAAGTGAGACACCAAGGCCTCTATGCGGCTGTGGAACGCCTGTAGAGAAGAAGGGCAAAACTAAGCTTGGATTTACTATTTGGGCATCAGGCTGTACTAATTGCAAAATGAAAGCAAGAAAGAATAGAAAAGATAATTGCGAAAAGTGCGGCGGAACAGAGAAGTTAGAGATAGACCATATAGACGGTAATAGATCAAATAACAATATAAGCAATTTAATGACCCTTTGTCACAAATGCCACTGGGCCAAAACATTAGAACACAAGGAAGGTAGAACAAAACAAAAATGAAATCATGTTCAGTATGTGGAGTAGAAAAGTCCTTTGATAACTTTCACAAGAACACTAAAACATCAGATGGTCACACATTTAGATGCAAGACATGCACAAGTGCCTACTACAAGGGCTACAATGCCTCTAGGAAGAACGCATACGCTAGGGTTGAGGTAATGTCTAAGGTCTGCAGAGATTGTGGCGTAGAGAAGCCCATAAGCCAGTTTGGCAAGAGATCTAACTCCCTAGACAAACACAACATATATTGTCGACCATGTTGGAGAACTAGATCATTAGCAGCAATTAGGAGGATGAGAAATGGTCGGAAGACCCAGTAAGCCAGGCGGTATTCCTAAGAAAGCTCCCATAAGAAAGAACAAAGTAAGAACTCTAGAAACAAGAGGAATTACATATAAAGAGCCAGCATTCATAGGTTCCTTTTGGAGAGATCACACAATGGATCAAATCCAAGCAATGAGCGATGAAGAGGTAATGCAGGCAATAGATATATTCCTTGATAAGCTAATTGCAAGAGCTCTAAAGAATGATAAGAATTGGAACTTTCCAATATTAGACCAATATCTACGTATTGCATCTTTACCAAAGAAGTGATAGAATATAGATGATGACTTAGTTTTATTCATTTCTCTAAGTTTTCACAACCCCTATAGGGATGCCCTAGCCTTTCTGGAGTGCCGCTCACTCAGCTAGGGCATTCTTCATTTATAGGTGTATAATTATCCTTAGAATGATAGGATGTAGCATTTAATGGACCCAAGAGATTTCCTGACAGAAAAGACGGCAGGCAAGAAGCTATTTCCATACGCTAAAGACCTTTGGTATAGACCAGACATAGAAGTATTAGGCATGACATTAGAGATATATGACGACACACACACCTATGAATATAGGATGGCATTTGAAGTAGATGAGAAATTGGAGAATTTCTTGAGTTTATTGGAAGAAGTAGAATAATGGGCGGAGAAGATCAAAAGACTAAGTTCATAATAGATACTAACAGTCATGGAATAAGAAGAGAAAGACCTGCAGTTGGATATAAAGCAGTAAAAGCCTTGAATAAGAAATTAAAGAATAAATCAAAGAAGAAGAGTTATTGATATGAACATAACAGATATTGATATATGTATAGTAATCCTATCAAAGATGCGTTCATAATGTCAAATATATGTCAATATAACGATATGTCGACAAATAGACATGTAAATAAGGAGATTTAAATGGGATATCCAGTATTTAATGAAGAACAAATAAGCGAATTTATAGAATGTGCAAATGAAATGGGCATTGGCCCTGCTATGAGATATTTGGGGTATCCTAAGTCATATCATACTGCTAAGAAATTCTATGTACAAAGAAATCTAGATATGCCATCTGCCAATACTTTGGCAGTTATGTCTAAACAATTAGATGTTTTCTATAAAGACAATGAGAAAATATTGGCGGCACAGGCAGTAATAGATAGATCAGTAGAGAAACTATATGAAGATGATCTCTTGGCAGAAGATATAAATAAACTATCAAATGCTATTCATAAAGCAATTCAGACAATCAATCTAATTGAAGGTAAGTCTACTAATATAAATGAGAATCGTTCCAAAGATGGCACAGATTTAGCAATCGTTGATATGCTTAATGAAGCCAAAGCAAGGAACAATTTAATTAAAGATAATATTAAGATTAATTAAAGGGACCACCCAATTCGATAAAGATTATTTAAATATGATTTTTGCCACTGTAAATAAATTTCTACAGTAAAATTAGATGTTATGCCAATATGTAATAACACGAAGTGTATAAGGAGAATATGAACTTAGAAGAGTATTTGTCAGACATAAACCCAGAACTATTAACAATTTCTGAGGGCCGTATTGAACTTACTAAATTTGATCCTATGCTCTTTGCTTTGCTATATTTGCCACATCACTTGAAGAATTCTAATGATGAGCTTACTCTTTCTGAATTTCACTGGGCACTTGGAGAATATGGAAAGACATGGATCAATAAGCCAACTGCTCCTAAGCAAAATAGAGATGCATTTATTGCACCTAGAGAATGTGGCAAGTCTACTTGGATATTCTTGATCCTACCTCTATGGGCCGCCGCTCATGGTCACATTAAATTCGTAGCAGCTTTTTCTGATGCTGCCTCTCAGGCTGAGACTCACTTGATGACTTTTAAAAATGAACTTGATACAAATGAATATTTGAGAGCTGACTATCCTGAGCTATGTACGCCAAAGCTGGCAGGAACTGGTAGATCTATGGCTAATAACTCTTGGAGAATTGTTCAGCAAAATAACTTTATATTTGATGCAAATGGAATTGATACTAACTCTCTTGGTAAGAAAGTCTTTGGACAGCGTCCAGATCTAATTATCTTGGATGATATTGAAAAGGGTGAAAAGAATTACTCTGAATATCAAGCAGGACAACAGCGTAGAACTGTATTTGATGATATTGCTCCTATGAATATCTATGCAAGAATGATTATTGTAGGAACTACTACTATGCCTAACTCTATGATGGATGAATTTAGAAAGCATGCTGAAGGACAGACGGACAAGTCACTGGAGTGGATTACAGACCAGAACGTAGACGTCCACTACTACCCAGCTATCATGACAGCTGATGATGGCTCAGAACGCTCCGTATGGCCTGAGAAGTGGCCTATAGAGTGGCTGCAGTCACAACGCCACCTGAGAGACTTTGCTAAGAACTATATGAATAGACCTGTTAATGCTGATGGTAATTTCTGGATAGAACAGGATATTATTATTGGAGATTTGCCAGAATATGGAAATACAATTATCTCTATCGACCCAGCTGTAACAAAGAACAAGATTTCTGACTATACAGGCATAGCTGTATTGTCCAGAGGCGATGATGACAACATTTATGTGAGAGAGGCAATTCAAGTTAAAATGTCTCCATCAGAATTGGCTGACAGAATCGCAAGTTTAGTGGACCTATACCAACCAGGTGTTATCTATGTAGAAACGAACCAAGGTGGTGATCTATGGAAGGACGTATTTAAAAATATTCCTGTAAAATATAGATCTATAAGACAAAGTGTTTCAAAGCAAATCCGTGCAGGAAAGGCTTTGAACTTTTACCAACAAGGAAAAATTAGACACACCGCACATTTTCCTGCGTTGGAAGAACAGATGTGGGCTTTCCCAAAGATCTCTCACGATGACGTTCTTGATGCGGTAGTGTCTGGCGTACTTTACTTCTTGGATAATAAAGCTCCAAGAGTAATGGCCAAACAGCTTAACTATCTGAGGAGATAAATATGATTGATGATATTAGATTAGCCTTAGACTATATATTGAATAGAAAAGACGGTTATAACCGTGCTGAAACCTATTATGAAGGTACACAGCCAGAAGTCTTTTTGAATCAGAGATGGTTTAAGCTATTTCAGAAGAACCAAAGCGATTTTCGCTTTAATTTTAGCAAGACAGTAGTAGATGCAGTATTAAATCGCTTGGAAATTGATCAAATTGAGACAAGTTCACCAGAAGCAGATGAGTACATGTCAAATCTACTTGAACAAGCAGACATTAAGCTGGATATAAATGAGATTCATAGAAACACTCTTATCTATGGAGATTCATATGCAATGGTCTGGCCAGATGAGAATGGCAAGTTGGCAATTGATTACAACTCACCACTTACAACTGTAGTTATTTATGATCAGGAGAACCCACGAAAGAAGCTGTTTGCAGCTAAAATGTGGCAATATGCTGATTACGACACAAAGAGAATACATTTGAACCTCTATTATCCAGATCGTATTGAGAAATATGCTGGATATGGAGAAATTGAGAACATGGGTACTCCACAAGGAGCAAACTTCATGCTAACAGAGACAATTCCTAATCCTTGGAATGAAGTTCCTGTGTTCCACTTCCGCACACATAAGCCATATGGCCGTCCAGAGCATGCAGATGCTTTCGGTCCGCAAGATGCTATCAATAAGCTTGTAAACACACACATGCTTACTGTAGACTATCAGGGTGCTCCACAGCGTTATGCTTTGACCACTGGTGGAAATGCAGCAGAGATGGATGATTTCTCAGAAGGCGATACAGCCAGAGAGAATATTGGTGCATTGAAGAATGGTCCAGGAGAACTTTGGTACCTACAAGGTGTTCAAAGCGTTGGACAGTTCCCAGCGGCAGAGCCAAAAACATTTACAGAGCCAGTTAATGAGTTTGTAAATCAAATGGCTGCAATTACATCAACACCAACACACTATTTCCAAAAGGGTACATATGTTTCTTCAGGTCAGGCACTTCGTGCAGCTGAAGCACCACTTGTTAAGAAGGTTAAGAACCGTCAGCTTGCTCTTGAGTCTACATGGAGAGATTTATTCTTGTTCATGTTGAAGATTGAAGGAATTACAGCTATAATCGATATTGATTGGGCAGAAGCAGAAATTGTGGATGAAGTTGATCAATGGGATGTAGCAGTACGCAAGAAGTCAGTTGGAATGCCACTAGAGCAGATCCTTCTTGAGCTAGGATACGATCCAGAGCTGGCAACACAGATTTCAGATGAGTCTATGGTTGCTACGGGATCAACAGAGAACATTTCTCTACAATCAACAGGTATAAATGCAAATAATTTGGCTTTAGAACAATCTGCAGCCGAACGAAATAACGAGATAGGACAATAATGGAAGAAACTCAAGTGGATGGTACGTCCCAGGAGATCAAGGACCCAGTAGCTGTCTTAGCCGCTCTTGATCGTGCTAAGAAAGATGCAAAGCTGTTTAGAGAAGAGAAGGAAGCGTTGGAAACAGAGATAACGAGATTTAAAGAAGAAAACGCTAAATTCTCAAGCAGATTGCTAAAGGAAAAGGTAGTTCAAGAAATTTCCAAGCAATATGTTGGACCTTCTGACAGATTATTGAAGTTTATCAAGTTTGATACATTATCTCTTGATGAAGAATTCAACCTAGTTGGATTCGATGAGCAAATGGAACAAATAAAGACGGACTTTCCAGAAATATTTGATCCAAAACTATTGGTGGCAGGAAAAGCAGACTCTGCAGACTCAAAGCCAGTAAATAAAGTATTATCTGCATCAGAAAAGCAAGCATTGCTTGTTTTAGGTAGATAAATAATCTATTATCTAGTATAATAGGGCTATAAGCATCCAAATGGACGTTTGGACTTACACCCATAGATGTATTAGACGATAATCTATTTAACATAATTCAAATTCAATTTAAAAATAGGAGAAACAAACATGGCAAGAACAGATTTTACAGAAGCCAATGGATATATTCTCGAAGAGCAGGGTTCAACAGTAATCCAAGACTTAATTGCTAATTCAGCAGTTGAGCGCTTTGCTCGTCGTGAAGCTATGGCATCACGTACAAAGACTGTCCCACGTTTCGTAGCAGATGCACCAGCAGTTGTAGCAGAGGGTGGAACAATCCCAGAAGCAACAGCAACATTAGACGAAATCGTATTGACAGCAAAGAAGTACGCACAGATTATGCACGTTTCAGAGGAAGATCTAAACGATTCTCTTCCAGACGTTCTAACAGTTTACAAGAGAGAATGGGCAAGCCGTTGGGCTCGCAAATTCGACAACGCTTGCTTAGGTGTAAACATCGCAGCAGACGGAACAGACGTTGCACCATATACATCGCTATATGCAGCAATTAACTGGACAACAAATCGTATCCAGACAGGTGGAGCTCTTTCTTATGAGGATATCAACAATGCACTAGGTATTGCTGAAGATTCATCAAAGTTTGATGCAGCTAACACTGTATGGATGGCTCACCCAAAGATGCTTAAGGAAATCCGTGGAATGATCAAGGGTAACAATGATCTAGTTCTACCAGATCCACTAGCAGGAACACCAGGATCTCTATTTGGATATCCATTGGTAGTTTCATACGGTGCAGCTACATCAGCAGCAGCAACAGATTCACCAACAGGAAATGCATTGCTCATCGTCGGTAACCGTCAGATGCTTATCAATGGTGTCCGTGGTGGCGTTGAGTCAGTTGTTTCACGTGATGCAGAATTTACTAAGGATGGAGTCCTTCTTAAGACTCGTGTCCGCCGTGGTTTCGCAGTTGCAGATGCAGATGCATTCGCAATCGTCGAAAAGACAGCGTAAGGAGATAGATAATGCCATCAAAACTATACGGTAACTTCCTTCTCAAGGCACTTAACAAGGAAGTAGATTTCGACTCTGACACAATCAAAGTTGCTCTACTTTCATCATCTTACACACCAGATCAGGATGCTCATGATTACTTGAACGACGTATCTACATACGAAGTTACAGGTACAGGCTATACTGCTGGTGGTAACACACTAGGTTCAAAGACAGCAACCTATGATTCAGCAAACAACGTAGTTGTTCTTGATGCTGCAGATACCACTTGGTCATCTTCAACAATCACAGCACGTTACGCAGTTGTATATGGATCAACAGGTACTGCTTCAACTTCACCGTTGATCGGTTATGTGGACTTCGGTTCAGATCAGTCATCAACAAATGGTAACTTTACAATCACATGGGATAGCACAGGTATTGTGCGTATCACTGTAGCGTAAGGCTAACGCAATGGACGTAAAGGTAGAGGTCAGCGCACTCCAAGCACATGCTTGCGGAGGCGTCGTCAAGACCACAGTAGAGATCCTTTCTGGTAACATAATGTCTCCAGTGGTATCTGACCTCTCCTTTACTCCTATTCTTACAATTAACGGAACAAGCATTTCAGCAGTACCAGCAAACAAAGTTTTGATAGGAGTTAAGGCTGCCTAATGGCAGTCTTTTTTTATGACTACATACATTAATCAAATATCATCACTAGGCCCAAAGGTCTGGTATCGTTTTAATGAAACAGCAGGTACTCCTGTAAACTCAGGCTCCCTATCAACAACATCAACATTTAATAATCTTCTTCTCAACGAACAGACAGATGTAGATGGCCGTGCTATCTACCTAAATGGATCAAACTCTTACATTCAACTTCCAGCACATGCACAATTTGCATTATTCAATGATCGGTCCTTTACAGTAGAAGCATGGGTACAAATTCTTAATACAGATACAGCTACAAATGCACTTGAAATATTTAGATTAAATGCACCATCCTCACCACATTACACTGTTGCATTATTTGTTAATGGAAATAATGCAAATAGAGGAAAAGTATCTTTATCTTCAACTTGGACCTCAACTATAACAAGCACAAATGCTATTGATGATGGAACATGGCACCATATTGTTTATACTTACAACACATCTTCAGTTAAACTTTATATTGATGGGACTTTAAATGCCTCAACAACACCAACTAACTTAATTGCATCATTTAACTTTGATCAATCTACAAAGAAACTAATTGGCGCTGGATATACAGGTATATCTCAAGCATCTACTGCAAATTACTTTAAAGGCCGCATAGATGAATTTGCAGCATATGATTATGAATTAACATCAACAAATATTCTTGATAATTACAATGCTGGTGCGTCTGTAACATTTTCAACAGGTGTTCTTGGAACCGCATCAGCCTTGATGGTTGAACCTACTACAAGCGCATCATTTGAGCCTACAGCCCAGGCTCCAATGACTGCCAGCGCAGCATCTGGAGACCACTACAACTCAACAGTAACATTTCCAAAATTACTAAATACCTATATGGGTGAATTGTCTTTACAGAGTTGGTTTAAATTTGATCAGTTTAGATCATTAGAAAATTATGGAACTGGATCAAAAGCTGCTGCCGTATGGTTCGGTGATGTTACAAATAATATTGCTGGCGGAATTCAGGGATATGGTTCTATATCACTTAAGGGTGCAACTGCTGACAATTATATTGCTCAAACTACCGTAGTTGTTGCAGGTGTAACTCAGCCAACTCCGATGGCATCACAATGTCAAGATGAAGATTTTACAATAGGATTTTGGGTTAAGAAACAAACGAAAGAAGCAACTGGTGCATTTGTAGAAATATATAACACTAGTTCATCAGAATCAGTTCAATTTAGATGGAATGCAGACGGCGGAATAACATTTAGAATTAATGCAAATAACACAGATCACGATATTGCATCTACAACAGATATAACTGATGGAGAATGGCACTTTATAACAGGTCAGCTTGCATCGAATACAATGGAATTATGGATAGATAATACATCTATTGACACTGAAACAATGAATCAAGGATTAACACTTACTAGTTCACGTTTTGGTGGTGCGGGCTCAACAGACTATATTTCTCTATCTCAATTCTTTATTTCTACATCAGCAATTGTTGCATCTACAGAAATAGCAAATCTATATGATTATGGAACTCCTACATTTACTGAAGGTGCTGCTTACATGGCATCAGCTGCTGTCAAATTTGATAGCGCATTTAACACTTATATTCAATCTAAGTCACCTCTATTTGATTTTAGAATTGATGAAGCAACTGGAATTCCAGTAAACTTTGGATCAGCAGATATAACAATGGCTTCAGATACAGACCCACAAGGTTATGTTGTAGAAGCTGGATTAAATAACAGAGCATTTAAATTTACTGATAGAGGCCAAGCAATCAGAGGTAACTTTGACTTACCATCTGGAACTCTATCTACTTCAGACACTGCTACTTTAGGTGTATTATTTAAAACTAGCTGGAAGACATTTCCAAATATTCATGCTGCAATGGGTTCAAGCCCTGCAACTGCAATTGGTATGTACATACAATCATTGCAGAACGGAACGCTAAGAGTATTTTATGGAACTGGTGGCGGAGCAAATAGCAATTTAACTGGAACTACAGATTTTTCAGATAATAAATGGCACTTAGCAATTGCTGTAGCAGATGGAACCAATTTATATTTATATGTTGATGGTAAGTTAGAAGCATCAAAAGCAGCTACTATTCCATTTACTGATTCTAACCAATTTGTAATAGCAGGTCCAGCTTTGGGTGTTCAAAATTCAAACAACACAATGATTAAATATGTTGATGAAGCATTTGCTACAAATACAGTATTTAGCGCACAAGAAGCATTTGAGGCATATCAAGCATTAAGACTTGAGATGGATACAACAGCTACGGCCCTTATGGTTGATCCTACAACAGATATGGGTACTGGAAATATATATACAGCTGCTCCTGCAACTGCATCTGGGTTGATAGTAATGCCTACAGAAGAACAAGAAGTAGCACCTATTATTGTTCCAATGAATGCTCATGCACTATTCCAGCATCCTAACTATGGCGGAAACGTAGTTATAGATGTTAACTATGGAACAGAAGCATTTGCAGCTGATGCATTATTCCATCCTGCAGGAGCTAATATTGGTGAAAATCATATAGCAATTGACATGGAAGCATCTGCATTAATGGTTCATCCAACCACGTTTGCTGGTGGAAATATATCTGTAAACCCAGGAATTGCTCTAAATGCAACACTTGTAGATCCAGGCATTGTAACTATCAAGGGTGCAATAATATCTACAGACGCAATGCGTTCAAATGCAATATTCCCATTGCCACCAGCGTACATTCAGTTGTCAGATGATCCTTGGTTCGTAAGATTACTTCAAGGTCACTCAGATAGAAAGTCAGAGTTTAGACAAGCAACATTATCAAGCCTTCCAAATCAATCTTCTACAGATATTATTAAGGGCGGCTTCTTATCATTCTTTGATGATGTTTTAAACTCAATTACTCAAACAACAGATCCTAATACGATAACAAGCGAAATTCCTAACTATTACTTTGAGCCAATTGAAGATCAACAATATGATGAAAATGGAGATTTGCTTCCATTAGATACATCTAAGGCTGTAGCAAGAGTAACACCTTCAAGAGGTGTCCTAACACCTACTCCAATTGTTGCTCCAGGCTACTTTGATGATCAGCAAAGAAAGGCAGTAAGAATTTCTAACATTGAAATTCCATTGCCAGGAACAAGTACTAACTTTTCAATTAGACCTTATAACCTTGAGTTTAGCTTTAAAGCAACAAAGCAAAACCAGGTTTTAGCTTATGGACAATTTACAAGTCCTTCTTCTACAAATAGTCGTAAGGTGGGTGCAGTTGGACTTTACAACGGCAAGATATATTTGGCTGAAGATTTCTATACTCCTGTCTCAGCATTTGGTGAAGGTGGAATTAGATCATTAAGAGTTGCAGGATCTGTACCTCACCCAATTAATTTTACAGAAGAAACATATGTTGGCTACATGCTTGGAAACAAAAATGTGGCTGATGGACAATGGCACCATATTGTAATTCAGCGTGGCTACACAGATAACCGTACCCAGATCTGGATTGATGGCGTTCTTGATAAGCAGCTTGGTGTTCAGTCAAATGATGGAAGATCTAGTGGATATGCAAATATTCCTGGATCTGATGCCAGCCAGGAGGTTCGTCCTTACATTATAGGATTTAACAGTGCTGATGCAAATTTATCTTCAGACTTTGAAACATCTGCTTGGAACTTCTATCCAGGCCGTTTCTTGGAAGAAAGAGAAATCTCTCTAAACAGCTTAGCGTTTATTCAAGCTGATCCAATTAAGCCTGAGCCAATGCTTGCTACTGCAGCATCTACTCCTAATACTAAGGCTGCTGGAAACAAGGCTCGTGCATTGCTTCTATACTGGTGGCCAGTAACTAGAGATGGTGGTTCTGAATCAACAGTCTCAAATGATTATGGCCAATTTGGTCCAAATGATACACCTACATTTGATAAGAGCATTTACACAAATGATTATGACGATCAAATTCCACAAGATTATTATGGCTGGGACATTTTTCCAGTTTCTGTAACTGGATATGCTGGCCGACTTGGTGGAGAAAGATCTCCATTTATTAAAGAAGGCGTTTTGCAAAGCGGCGGATACTATATTAATCCAGTAACTTCTGCACCTAGATATCTAGATGTATTAAATGACATTGATTTGTCAGCATTTGATGCAATATTCTTCCGTAACTATCCAGATCAATCAGAAGAATTAGACTCATATGTACGTGAACAATACTCAGATGAATATTTTAACCTTAAGGAAAAAGAATTATACAATGATTTTATTGCTTCTTTAAGAGCGGCAAGCGATACAGGTATATCTTTATTTATAACTAACGCACAACTTGCAATAGACCTTGGAATTATTGAAGGGTATGAAGAAGTTCCTGATCTAAGCTCTGGTGAAGGCGATGAATATGCGCCAACAATTGTTCCAGGAGGCGACGGTCTTGATAGTTCTCAAGGATTATTCATAGACATGCACAGAAATAACAGATTACGAGTTGTAAATACTGTAGCTGGACTTACAAATGAGCCAGGTTATATTTGGCAAGACTGGGCATATTTTAGAGGCGGCATTGGCGAAAATGTTGATGCTTTCTCAGGTGCTCCAAATAGACCATTTATATCATTGGCTAATAAGCCAAATGGATTGCAAGTTGGAGACACATTTGTAATTTCAGATGGTAGTTGGTTGGATACTTACTATGAAGCTGTTCCATTTAACAAAGTAAAGGCTGGAAAAATAATAACAGCATTTGCTAATACATATGTAAATGGAACTACTGTAACAGATAATCCTTACAAGAATTTTGCAACAACAATTGCTTTGGAGCCAGGCACAATATTAAATGGCAAGGCTACAGTTGGTAAGATATTTGTTAACTTCACAGAGCGTCTAGATAGAACAACTGGAGCAGTTTCATCTGTTGCGGGACGTGGCATGCGTGTAACTGATGGAGCTAGAGATAACTTCAGCGTAGATTTAATTCAAGATGAATGGATTAATGCTGCATTTAATGGTGGTGAAATATCTGAATCAGTTAGAGATGCTTATCTTGCGGCTGGCTTTAACCTTGATCGCCGCCTTGAAGCAGAAATTGCTGGCCAAAATAGACCATCTGTAATTGCTGAAATTCAAAATCTAAAATATTGGGATAGCAATGGTTTATATATATTAACTCAAAAGAGTTTAATTGATGATCCTACTGGAGCTCTTTATCAAGAATCAGCAACAAAAGGTGATGGATTTGGTACAGGAGCAAGAAGAACTAGAATAAATAAGGTTAGAAAAGATGGAACGCCAACTACTGGAAGCGTTACTTCTTCATTACAATGGTTCTCATTTACATATTCATATCAGTATCTAAGAGCTGCAATCCAGGTACCTTCTATGCTTACTCGTGGATTTAGATGGCTATCAAACAAGGTTGTAGATGACGGAACTGTAATTCGTACAGAGGTAGCATCTGCTATTGCATCAATGCCAAATCATCTAGGTGTAGGTAATAAAGACAACACCGTTAATGCACAAGCAATGCTTTCCCTTGCTACAATAGTACATGCGCCAACATATACTTTGTCAGATGTTTTAATTAATACTTTGCCATTAACAGCAACAGGAACATTTGGACAATTTGCAAAGAATATAATACCAGATGTTCTTACAGGATCAGCTTTGTTTAAAGATCCAAGAATAGTTTCAATACAAGAAGATGAGGTTGTGCTCTACATCAACCATGTAGACCCAATACTATACTTAAGAGAGGACGTAATCAAATGATTAGTCAATACTGGAAAGACCAAATACCTGCAAGACCTCTTTCGATACAAGTAAAGGACCAGGACGGTAATGACATGAACCTCTCTGGTTATACAACTTATACCGTAAAGATGCTAGATTCAAACAATGTGGAAGTAGATTTAACAGGAGCTGTTTTAAATACAGGAAATGCCGATATCGGAAAATTTGTATTTAGATGGCCAACAACAAGGACCCTATTTGATGAGGCTGGAGATTATGTTCTTCAGCTAGAATTAACTGGGACGGGCAGAAAAGATTACACAACAACACACACAATTCGTGTACGTGAGTTAGGAAGGACTAGATAATGTTATCAACAGTTAATAGCGTAAAAGAATATACAGGTTACGATGTAACCTTGCCATTAATATTAAGAGCACAAGCAATTATTGAAATGTTTGTGGGCAAAGATGAAATAGATGTTGAGAACCCTTCTGATCTATTACTTCTTGACAAGATGGTTTCATACCAGACAGCATACATGTTGGAGAATGAAGACATTGTCTTTAAGCAAGCGGCACTAACCAGCCAAGGGCAGACTGATGCTCTAATTAACTTTAACAGAGATATGTTCTCACCATTTATTGCTCCTCTTGCTGTCATGGCAGCTGCAGGATTATCATTCAATAAGTCAAGAAGCTACAGAACTGGAAAGATATTTCAAGTCAGCAGAATTAGCGATTGGAAAAAGAACTAATGCTTTTTAACACAGTTAAAAATAGAAATTACACAGTTGATTACAGAGGCTATACTCTTGTAACAAGCGCTGATGGTCTGGTTACTGAAAGAAGATACGCAGTAACTCCAACTCCAATCAAGGTGCAAATTTCTACAAGTTTTACTGGAGATCTAATTCTTTTGGCTGATGATAAATTACAATTAAATGGATATCTAGAGAACCTTGTTGATAGAAATAGCAATGTTGTTTATGAAGATGCCCTTTGGAGAATTAGCTCAACCCAGCCAGTAGTAAATGCTGTGGGCCTTGTTGAAGGATACAAATACAAAGCTAAGATAATCTCTGGAAACATCTAATGTTTAATTGGGCAATTAGAAGACCAATAGCTACATCAAGAGTAAGCAGCGGAAGCGGCGGACGAGATGGAGAAACATTTGTTGATGATTACTGGCAAAACGGAATAGCGGAAAAATACGAAAACATGATAAATAATCCAGATTTAAATCCAGGACAAAGGGCAATACTAGAATCAGAAGAAGATTTAATTAAAAATTATCTAGCTGAAGTTGGTGCAGATTATGATCCAGATGATTTTCTTGATTTTTTACAGACCGAATTAACGGACGGAAAATACGAAGCATTATCTATAACATTTGAAGAATATTCTGAAGCTATAGAAGATGATTGGGACCATTCTGTTGGTGGAGACGGCTTTGCAGAAAAAAAGTTCTTAGGAAGAGTATATTCATAATGAGCGCAACAGAAGTAGTAGGCCTAATTACATCTATTCTTGCTTTAATAGTTGGGCTGGAATTTAGAATAAAAGCCTTAGTTAAACATTACTTAATAGAACTTAAGCCTAATTCAGGCTCATCATTAAAAGACCAAGTTACAAGAGTTGAGAATAAACTAGATCAGCTATTAAGTGATTGACATAATAACAACCCTGTAGTATACTTCATATACATCACACCAGAAAGGATGTATTATGGATTACTTTGAGTATCTACGATTGATTAGAGATTCTAATTTATCAACCAAGGCTAGAATAGTAGCATTGATTATTGCTTCTTACAATCCCTCATTTCCTACTAACAAGCTAATTGCTAAAGGAACTGGATTGTCTGAAAGAACGGTAAGAACTGCCAAGGCGGAACTAGTTGCCGCTGGTTACCTACGGCAAAAAGCGCAGTGGAATGCGGCAAATATATACACACCCCAGGCACCAGTTGCCGCAGGGGAGGCGAGAGATTACCACCTAAATACAAATATAAATACAAATTTAAATACAAAAGAAATACAAACTAAGAAATCTTCTAACGAAGATTTAGTTCTTTCTAATATAAATATAATCAAGGAAGATATCACTATGAGTAATGACAGTGCTAACTCCTCTTTGGCTAAGGTTAAAGCGATGGCCGCCGACGATATTTGGGCGGTGTTTGAATCACGATGAAACCAATTAAAGAACCAGCACCGCTGGACCAAGCAATCAAATCATTATCAGAAGCCATAGAAACATTGGACGAGATGATCGAAACCATGCAGAGTAGCGCAGCAACCCTCAGAAGCTGGTTAGAGCCAGGAAAAGAGATAGGTTGGGTAGATGAGAACAAATGAGACACCAAGGCCGCTATGCGGCTGTGGAACGCCTGTAGAACGCAAGGGCAAAACTAAGCTTGGATTTACTATTTGGGCATCTGGCTGTACTAATTGCAAAATGAAAGCAAGAAAGAATAGAAAAGATAATTGCGAAAAGTGCGGCGGAACAGAGAAGTTAGAGATAGACCATATAGATAGCAATAGATCTAATAACGATATAAGCAATTTAATGACCCTTTGTCACAAATGCCACTGGGCCAAAACATTAGAACACAAGGAAGGTAGAAGTAATCAAAAATGAAATCATGTTCAGTATGTAAAGTAGAAAAGTCCTTTGATAACTTTCACAAAAACACCAAAACATCAGATGGTCACACTTTTAGATGCAAGACCTGCACAAGTGCCTATTACAAGGGCTACAATGCCTCTAGGAAGAACGCATTTGCTAGGGTTGAGGTAATGTCTAAGGTGTGTAGAGATTGTGGCTTAGAGAAGCCAATAAGCCAGTTTGGCAAGAGATCTAACTCCCTAGACAAACACAACATATATTGTCGACCATGTTGGAGAACCAGATCATTAGCAGCAATTAGGAGGATGAGAAATGGTCGGAAGACCCAGTAAGCCAGGCGGTATTCCTAAGAAAGCTCCTATAAGAAAGAACAAGGTAAGAACTCTAGAAACAAGAGGGATTACATATAAAGAGCCAGCCTTCATAGGTTCCTTTTGGAGAGATCACACAATGGATCAAATCCAAGCAATGAGCGATGAAGAGGTTCTCCAGGCAATAGATATATTCCTTGATAAGCTAATTGCAAGAGCTTTAAAGAATGATAAGAATTGGAACTTTCCAATATTAGACCAATATCTACGTATTGCATCTTTACCAAAGAAGTGATAGAATATAGATGATGACTTAGTTTTATTCATTTCTCTAAGTTTTCACAACCC